GCGATAATAACTAATATGTTCCAAATTTGTTGGGCGTGAATAACCGAAGGTAGTAGCAATCGAATCTACGGCATTTGCTGCAATTTCGGTTGCACGTGCATAGTTACCAATGTATGGTGCACTACGCAAACCACCTGCTATTCTTGCCACTACGGACGCTGGTCGCGAAATGATGCCTCTTCCGTATTCATCCTCTGTACCCATTTGTGGCGTTAAGCCACCGGGTTCTGTTGATGTAGGTACGGATAGAGCGACATCCTCAGCCCAAGCAAACACTGAAATGGTAACAGAGTCTGTTGCACCATTGGCATGCTTTAAGCCCTGCAAAGTGTGTATGATTATGTCACCCATTTGTCTCCATTCTGCTTGCGGAATAGAAAGGTAATTATCATACCAAAAATATGGCAATACCATATCACCACCTTGTGATGTCGTTGGATCGAGATATAGATGAGGCCGTTGCGATGCTTGAACAATATCTTGTTCAAAAAACGCACGATCAACTGTAAAGTCGTCCTCATTTGGTAATGGGACATAGGAAGAAATTAATCTCCCATAATGGAAACCATTACCGTTAATCACAAACTTGACATGCAATTTCGCACGCATCAGTGCAAAATTTGAAAGTCTGTTTATGACTCTTGGATTCTCAAAATAATCCTGCCAAGGATTAAATTTCTCAAACAAGGTAGTGGAAGTTGCCCAATTGAAGGACTGAATTTTCACTGGCCTCGAGAAAAAATTTCCGAGATCCGCATCGTCATTATCTACCACTTTGTAAGTACTGTCTAGGACATTACCAACTTCGTAGCAATATGACGGATTTTGATCTTTGAATGCCACCATTTCTGCTGACACTTCTTTGTTTGGGGTATTGATTTTTACATTAAAATTAGAAGTAAGCTATTTATGTTTAACGTAGCAGCAGATTCAGCTTAGAATCAGATGCCACGGTACGAAGGAACGGAGGACGAGTCACTCTTCTAAATAGAAGTAACTTACGAGGAAGTTGTCGTTCTAGCGCAAAGCCTAATATATTAAGTCATTCGTACATAACTAAAGATATTGGTATCCATATACACTAGTCTCTTTTTTGGTTTGTCATTGACACCTCATAGAGAACATGAGGATTGGTAAGTTTAACGACATTACCGGTCAGGACGGTGCTTACGCACCGTACTTTTCTTTGAACATTGCAAGACGCTCGTCGTAATCTATGGCT